ATGCAAATTAATCAGCGTCAAAAAAGCCTTATTCAACTCTTGTTGAGTTATTCAAAACCGCTGCATGGTTCAGAGATTTCTCAGCGCATCAATACAACTACAAGAACCCTGCGGCAGGATATTGCTACAATCAATACATTTTTTCATCAAGAAAATTTACAGATTTACTCAAACCCAAGCAAGGGCTATTGGATCGAAGAAAATGATAAGACAGCGTTTATTGATTATATTAAAGAATCAAAGAATGATTTGATTCCCGCCAATCAGAATCAAAGAGAAATTGCGATTTGTTTTTATCTTTTAGAGCATGATTATGAATATACAAGTATGGGTTTATTGGCTGATTTATTCTATGTTTCAAAGACGACCATTTCAAATACTATTAAGCATATAGAAGAAATTGTAATAGCATCAAAAGGTTTGCAGCTATCGATATCAACAAAGAAAGGATTGCGAATTCTCGGTTCTGAATATGCTAAAAGAAACTTATGTTCTTCAATTATCCTCCTTTTTTATGAATTAGAAGGCACTTATATTAATCGGTATATTGTTGAGAATTATGATGAGTTGCATAATTTTGAAACGCTTTATCAGATTCTCATATCCTATTTGATGCAAATAAAAATCATGCTTACCAATAAGAGTCTCATGATTATAACAAATGAATTATTGATTAGCGCATATCGAAACTGTATTCTGCAAAAAAACATTGAAGCAGCAGCGGATTCTTCAGCAAGCATCAATCTGCCTTTTGATGAAATTGAAAAACTCTTAAAATTAAAGTTTTCAGAATATGATAAGCAATATCTAAATCAGCTGGTTGCTAAAAAAAGGAGATATAATGCAATAAATACAAATGAAAAAGCGATTGATATGCTGACAAATAAAATTATCTATGAGTTTTATGAAGCAACTCTTTTAAACTTTGGTTTACAGCTGCATCAGCAACAGCCATTAACTGAGCATTTAACGGCGATGATTTATTATCATACGACGGTTACCCATTCAGAATTTAATGACTTGATCAATTTGAAATTAACACATCCCTTTGCCTATCAGGTTGCTTCATTGATGAATCCAATCATCAAAAAATACACTGACAAACTGCTTACAGAAAATGAATTAAATTCATTAACCGCCCGCCTGTCGGTTATTCTTGACAGTAATATAGAAAAATTAAATATAATTATTTTGACTGACCTCAGTACCAGTTTGACTGAACTGTTAAAAACTGAATTAAATTTATATTTTGGACAGCTTTTAACGATATCGGGTATTTATCCGCTTTACAGAGCAGCGGCAGTGGTGAATCACGATCAAGTTGATTTAATATTGGCTACTTCAAGAGAAGCTTCTCTGCAAGGCTATGACATACTTCACATCAGTCCTGTATTAACAATGGATGATACTATGAAAATTTTCGCTTATATCAGGAACCATATGCCTTCCTCAAGGTCTATTTAATATCAAACAAAATGAGAGAGTGTCCCCTCTCATTTTATAATTTGCGTCAAAGTTGATGTCATTCCCTTTGCTTCATAATTGATAATCGGCAAACGAATTGGAAAAGTGACGGTTACCCGGTAGCGCTCATTGATATTTATGATCCGCACATCGCATTGATCACAATACTGCTTGCCCTCTTCAATCAGCGCATATACAGAATCATCCAAGCGATTCTGATGCTCGATCTGCATAATCGTATAATTCTGCAGATAACGGGCTTGGTTGTAGTTCATCATAATTTCCACAAACCCTATACCAAAGACAATCATCGGCAATGAAAATAACATGATAAATCCAAATTCAAAGGCGCCTTTCATTGTTAATCTCCTGTTTCATAGATACCGGTCATATTATCCCATTGCTCTGTAATTGTATCCTGCATCGTATTACGAAATGTGCCGGCAAACGCAATCATTCCCGTAGCGATGATTGTAACAATCAGGACGAGTGTGTATTCAAAGTTGCAAAGAAAAAAAGTTTTTAATAGATGTGATTATGCACAATGGGGAAAGAAAAAACGAGACTAATAAAATCTCGTTTTTTTAAGCACCCAGCAATAATGACAAATAGCCTTTTGCTACTTTAATTTTAACACATTTAAACATTTTAGCATTACCATAATTTACCAAATTCACGTCAGTCTCAAAAAATAAAAAGTTATCGTTAATTATTACAAATGTTTAAATCATTAGGTTTAACAGGCCGATTATATAAATGGCTTAAATTTCAGCATAAGCAAAATATATAACATTTATTGTAATTATGCTTAAATTGGTAATTTATGGTAATAAATATTTTCGATAAATTTATATTTTAACGATAATTAATATGAGATCAAATAAAAAGCCTTAGCGATTGCTAAGACTTATCAAATTCTATTGATACCTCTTCTCTCGTATTCCCAAATTCTCCACCACATTTTTGCTTATAGTCCGCTACCTTATCGGCGCCGAACTCTTGTGTTAATCTATCAAAAACCTTTTTTTGATCATGACCGTATTCTCTGCCATAGAATTCATAAAAATACTGAATTCCCCAAAATTCTAATTCATTCAATTTCTTCTGCAATTATGACACCTCCGCCATAATTATAAACCGTTGGCATTGGTTAATGTGCTGGTATTATTTACCAGACCGCAACTGCTTATCAATCTCATCTCTGAAGATTTCGGCGACAACATTGATTTGCTCTTGTGATAATTCTGGGCACTTAAAACATAGCTGATTTATTAAGTCCTTTTCGCATTTTTCCAAAAAATCATAAATTTCTATTTTCATGATCATCCCACCTTTATATAAATAATATAATAGGAAAGGGAATTATTTTGTCGAATACAGTTAATGTAAGAATAAAAATATCAACTCACTGAATAAAATAATGATTTATTAAATAATCTTTTAATTTGTCTATAATTTGATATAATAATAGAAATTATAAAAGAGGAAACATTCAATGGATAATTTAATAAAACTAATCAAATATTTTATAATATATGTATTAGCAAGATTTTTAACTGAGCTAATAGCTCCCAACTTTCTCAATTTATTATCTAACATTCTAAATATGCAGAATAATATAATATTTTCTCTATCATATTTCATAGTAGTATATGTCTCTTTATCTATTACCTTAACTATTACTGGATTTTTATCTATCATATTAAAGGTGAAATCTTTCGGAATGCAGTGTTATCTTTTTCATTATTTAATAGATGTTATCAGATATTCATTCGCTTTTTTCATATATGCAGCATTTTCATTTAATGTTGTTATCGTTATCATAATTCTTACAATTTTGATTGCTATGTATTCACTTTATAAAAAATTTGGTCTTTATTAAAAAAAGTGCAAGCCCATTAAGAGCCTGCACTTATTTTTTACCTTCCAATTCCTTTTCAAATTTTTCTCTGTATATCTTGTAAACTGCTGAATCTGCATTTCTTATATCTTCATTGACAATATATTTATCATATAAATCTTGTTTTTCCGCATCGCTGAGCGGTAAACCATCAATATAATCTCGCGTTAATATAGCTTTTGAATATTTAATAGTTCCACCATTAGCATTTTTCAGACTTTCGATTGCTTTCAGTTCATACACTTTTTCAAGTGCTGTTTTATTTCCCAGATCATCTTTCAGCACCTGGAAGGTATCAGTATCTTTGACACTTAATGCTTTATTATCACCATCCCAATAGTTTTGTGCTTCCGGAAAAGATGAAGAACCGCCAATGAATGCTCTTGCAAGATTTAATGGGTTTTGATCAATCGTATACTTCAGCTTATCGCCATCATCTGTGTATTGATATGCAGCACCTTGTGCATAGTCATGTAATCCTGACATGGTTTTATTAAGCTGCCCAGCTCCAAATGGCAACATCCAGTAACTAGCAGGTTTGATAGCTTGATTATACAAAATATCCAGTTTCTTTCTATCATCAATCTCCGGATTGAGTAAATCTAATAATTTTTCTGGATTTTTAGGAATTGCTCCAGCTATAGGCAAACGTCCTCCACCTGTTATATTGCCAATAAATGGCAGCTCTCCACCAACATCCGAGAGTATCATTGTAGCCTTTTCACTGTTTCTTAATTCTGAATCATTAAGCACTCCCCATGCATCAAATGCCATATCAATAGGATCAAGAGCTGGTCTGCGACCAAACAAGAACTCATATCCTGTATTGAACAGCCATGAAGAAACTGCAATATTAAATAATGCAATCAATAAAGCTTTTATAGCTTCGTCTTGTTTAGCGCGTGGAAGATCCTTAAACAAATATCTTAACTGATTGTTTTGTTCAAGTTGAAATTGAGTAAATGCTTTAGTGATTGGATTTTTAACATTAAACAGTATTGGCATAGCTCCTTTGGAACGATCAGCAATCAATCCAGCTGCATAAGCATCGGCATTTTTCATTGCCTCTGTATCCGACATTCCATTTTCGATATTTTGATAATATTTAGCTCTTGTGACAACCTCAGAAGTAAAATTATCAATTATTTGCATTCCTTTTGACAACTTATCCACAATTTTTTGCATATCTGTTTTGTATAGATTCTCACTGCCTAAACGGTTAGTCATGAAGGCTGAGCGACTGTTAAAATTATCACTTAGCGCTTTGCTGTTTACCACATCATACATTGCTTTTGAGATATTTTGCGATGAGCACTCTCCTGTTGCCTGAGCAATAGGTATAAAATTAGTTACCCAAGAACTAGGGTTAACAGCCACCATGTTTCCAGCAACTCTATTTGATAAGTCCTTAGATAATCTATACATTCCACGTCCCATGTTATATTCCCATGTACGATCCTCTACAGATTTCTTACCGGCAAGATCATTTGTATAACGATTAAGCCATGTTACAAAACCTCCAAATTTTCCAGTTATTTCCCTATCCCTAAATAATTCACTGATTTTTGATTGACGTTCATCTTCACTCAATTCTCCATCATTATTTATTTCATCAATTTGCGCTTTTAACCCTTCATCGCTATTTTGATAACGGATAGTTTCTTCTAATGCACGTAAATTTTGTATATTATCTGTGTGGAAGATTACATTAGACACACCCTCAATGTAATTATCAAAACCTCTGACAGCATCAAAAACAGTCTTATCACTATGACGTTGTAAAGCATTGGCAAAAAATTGTTTTCCCGGCTTAAATGTTTCTGTAATGCCTGCCAAAGATGTGCCTAGATTATCCAAATCATTTTTAGGATTAAGTATTCTTTTTAGAGTTTCAAGCACTCCATTTTCTTGTTCAACGAAATGTGGAAAATAATCTTTTCTAACTTCAATAGGATTATATCCATTTTTCACTAATACTTCATTCACTTTTGATATTAATTCCGTATAAACTGTCCTAAACTCATTGACGGCATGTTGTATTCTATCTAAATCATATCCAGCATTAACAACATCAGCAGCAGTCATATCTCCAGCAGGATCACCATAACGTTGTACAACTTCGGATTCTTTATTAGTAAGGTTGAGATTTTTAATCCTAGTGCGGTATTCATTTTTAAATTTGCTTGCTTCTGCTTCAGCAAGATGTATAGGTGTTATATAATGGTCAATCATGGCTTTAGCCTCATCATTATTGCCTACAACATCAATAATATTTCTCTCGGCAGTTTCAGCAGAATAGAAAAACGGAACTTTCTTTTCTTTCCATAATGTCATACTTTTAATAAATTCTTTAGCAGTATTTATACGTTCTTGTCTGATTGCTTTCTTGTAATCTTTTTTTACTGCTCTCGCTTGATCCAGTGGCTGCTTAGCTTCGACTATTTTTCTGACGTTATCTACATTAGCATTTTTGATGTCTTTATATTCTAGCTGACCTTTGGATATGAGATCAGCATAAGTTTTTTCCTTTTGAGTAAATGGCTCATTCATTACACGATTATAATCTCGTCCTAAGCCTTTCATCTGATCCATAGTTGCTTTATATACTTCATAATCGGCAGGTTCTTTCTGTACATTTTTTGATATATTTTCACCATGAATTTTCTGAAAGCGTTCCATTTTAGATAGATAGTCATTCAAAGCCTTATGGAAATCTTCACGATACCCTTCTTTATAGAGATTTGCGTCAGTGTCTCTTAAAGATTTATTCCGTGGCTGCAGCTCGTCAGCAATATCAAGCATAGCATACAGTTGATCAGCTTCATTGTTAATGGTTTCGTCAAACAGTTCCGGATAAGTGTTGGCCAGCTCATTGTAAAACGAATCAATACTGCGACCGTCTTTCTGCATTCCAACTAATTTTTTAGCCTCATATCTGAAATCGTTGTAAGCTGTTTTACCTAAAGCTCTTCTAGCCATCTCAATATCTAAGCCGGCTTCTTTTAGATTTGTTACTAGTTCAGGGTATAGATCATACATTGCAGTATCTTTTGTTTTGCCTAATTCCCATGCTTTTTTAAATAATGCATCTGCAGCTTTGCTGTCTATCTTACCAGTTGTTTGTAATGATTCTTTCAATTTCAAAATTTCATTTTTTAATTCATTATTTACATCACTACGGCTAATACCAAAAGTGTCTTGTAAATTTTTAGATAACTGAGTTAAAGATCGTCTTTCCGAATCTTGAAGTTTCATTGTTTTAGCATTTTTCAAATTACTTTTGACATCTGTATTATCATTTGGTATATTATAAGTAGAGGTATCCATGACATCTTTGGGCAATTGAAGCCCTATAGAGGGTTGGTTACCACTCACGGCCATGACATCTTTGGACAATTGAAGTCCTATGGAGGGTTGGCCGTTTTTTTGTTGCCAAACTACCTTATTGTTTTCAATTGCGTTTTTGATGTCATTTTCTAAATTTCTTCCATAAACTGAAGCTATGCTATCAACTATCAATTCTTGCGAACCGTATTTGCTATTAGGATAAATAACAGCTTGAATTTTATCGTTTTTCTTATCATACTGATCAAAGAAAAGCATATAAGCCTCTACAGGTTTTCCATCCTTGATCCTTTCAGTTTGAATTATTTCAGTAGGATTCTGAAGCATCACGTCTAAATCAGCTAATAACTCTAATGGAAGTCCATGTATATTTAATGCTTTATCAATAATTTTTTGACTGATTACTACAGGCTTATCATTCAGTACTCTAATTGGTAAATTCTCTAAAGTAGTTTTAACTAGATATGGTTGTTCATTATTTGAAATAACAGAATCATCCATCAATTGCTCTCGAAATGAGAGAATTTTGCCATTTCTAAAAATTTTGTTTTTTAGAGAATTTAGAACTTTTATAGCGTTATTTTTTAGTGTTGTATCACTTATATTTGAAACTGAATCATTTACAATGTTCTTAAAATTTGAATCTTGAATATTGGTTATCTCATTCTGCATGTTGCTATTTTTAGCTGCTGCAAGTAAATCAGTTTCTCTATTTCCAGTATTTTCATTGTAAGGTAATATAGAATCAGACATTGGTTTTACAGTTACATTTGCATCTTGATGATCCGTAACTACATTTTCATTAAAGTTGGCCGTTATTGAATTATTAGGTGTAAATTTATTTTTTATTTTATTAACGCCTATTCCTGCAATATCATATAATCCTCCCATTAATGCACCCATCTGCATTTGTTTAATCATTTCGTCTTGATCAAAATTTGCATCAGGATCATTAAATGCTTTATCAGCAATATAATTAGCAATATATGATACACCTTCCTCCGTAGCCTCACCCCAAGCACCATTAGCAATTTGTGCTATGATTCTGTTGGCACTGGAAGGGTCAGTTTTCATAATTTTATTCAAACGCCCAAATGTTCCAATTGGTGATAAATTGATACCAGTTTCGATGCCATTAGTAATCGCACCTCTCAATTGCGCTTCATTACGATCTGTGCCTTTGGACATTAATGATAATTGTTTATCCGCACCCAAACCTGCACCAGACAATACTGCACCAGAACCAGGCATTATTACATTAGCAGCAATATTAGGCAGCATTTTAACTAAACCAATACCTGCCTCGCCTGCTACTTTCCACCCTCCAGATAGCCCTTCTGTAGCTTTGGCTTGTGATTGAACGCTCTCTTGATAAAGTTTCAGTGCTAACGCATCCCGCGCTTGCATAATATTTTCATCATCTTTTGTCTTAGGCTTTATTAAGCCTAATGGATCGCCAGCTGGCGTGCTTAAGCCATATTTATCTATGAATCCAAAATCAGCAGCATTATTGGAATAGATTGCACCTTTAGCCATTGAACCTTTTACAATACTCTCAGCAGCATTATTCATATATTTAAACAAGCTTGGAGGTGTAGGCTTATTAGAATTATAGGGGATACTCGGTTGAGTACCCCCTTGATTCATTGACTGTTGATTTTTAAGTGCTTCATAATATGGCAGCATAGCTTCCTGTTCTTGTTTAACTTTATTTTCACCGATAGCACTTAATTGTTGCGCCCTCTGCTGCCCTTGCTTTCTACTAATCTCAGTTTGATTTCTAATTTCTTCAAAATCATGATCACTAAAGGATCTCAATTTTTTCAAGAAAGATGATTCACTATATGCCATATTAGATACCTCCTATTTTAACAAGCCTAACCGTCTTGCGATTGCTTTTGCCTCTTCATCATTAGCTCCCCATTCATGGATTAAATTAAAAATCTCATTCTCTGTTGGTGCTCGTCCTAAATCTTGATAAAATTTGCGTTGAGCATATACAACTGCATTATTGATTTTCTGCTCATCAAATGTATTTTGTTCAACACCGGCTGAAGAACCTGATTTTGCAGAACTACCACCGCCTGAATAAGACCTTGCCGCAGCTGCCTGCAATGCCTGCTGTGCTGCTAATGCATCTTGCTGGCGTTGATAATCAAACTGCTGATTCCATTGGTTATTAGCCGTATCAAATTGCTGCTGATTGAAATTATTCTGCCACTGTTGCTGTGCCATCTGATCGTAGTATTGTTTCATCTGCCATTCCTGCTGTTTTTGCTGCTCTAAAGCATTCAATACTTGTTGCTGATAGGCAGCTTCAATTGAAGATAGATTAGCTGCACCGCCTGATTGTACTGCCTGTATTTGGTTGTCCAGCCCTCTATATGCTTCATCACGAGCCTGTAAAGTTTGATTGAGTGAGTTACCATAGTTATTCTCATTAGAGATTTTAGCTGATTCGCTGACACCTGTTCCGGATAAGCCGTTAGCAGCTAGTTTTTCATTTAAGCCTTTTTCTGCAAGCATTTTGTTAATATAAGCCTGCTGTGCTGTCATTTCAGCTTGCTTATCATATTCGGGACGTAAGTTATTGATCTGGCCGATTTGTGCTTGTTGACGTTCCAGTTCTGCACGGCGTTGTGCAGCATAAGCTTCCTCAATAGCCGACTGTCGTCTATCATTGTATGCTTGTTGATCAGCTATACCTTGATAAAATTGTTGGTTCCTAATAGCTTCTTCATAAGCAGATTTTGTGTCTGTTAAACTATCTGTACCAACCCATTTACCAGCACTAGAATCCCATGTAGAACCATATTTATATGATCCATCTGCATTTTTAACATCAGTTGTCGAGTTTCCGTACTGATCGGTATATTTCCAGTTCTTATCATCAATAGCTGTCCAATATCCCTGACCACTTCCTCCACCTTTGATATACTCTGCATACGCTCCAGCAGAATCCGCTAATTCTTGTGGTGATGGTTGTTTCTTTTTCTTAGCCATGTTATACCTCCTTCAGATAACCACTGTTATCTGCCTTTAAGTGCAGCTCTGCATTCTTCAGCATCTTCCCTGATTCCTCCAACCACACAAATTTACCTTGATATTGAAACAGTGAAGAGCGGATCATGTAGCCATCTTTATCAAACGCATACCAAGCTCCATACTCACTGTCCCATATCATGTCATTTTTAATAAGCCTGCCGTCTTTGCGATATTGCCATTTGGCATTGCCAACGGATACCCAGCAAGTCAACTTGTCTGTGGTCTTTTTCCAGTTGTACCCATCACTATCTTTTACAGTGCAACCGTCTATAAAGAATGCTGATGCAGGGTGTACGCTGTTTGGGAGCATAAACCGCCCTTGCGCGTTTTTGGTGTATGGTTTGACATACTTGCTTTTAGCTACCTCGATGTGGCAGTGATTGCCAGTCGCTTGGCCTGCTGTACCCTCATGATAAAATACCTCACCTTGCTTTATCGTCTGGCCTAGATGCAAATGTGATACATCATTACAATGTATAAACATAAAGGTAGCGTAATCAATCGTGCCGTCTGCAAACTGCACCTTGTCAACACTCTCAAAAAAACATGCGTTGCCATTTACTGGTACGTCTTTGTATCTGCATATCATCGTACATGGGGCGTAAACATCATCAATCCCAGTATCCTTACCGGCATTATCAATAGCGTATGTGCCCTGATGGCTGTACTGTCCGTTTACGCCTTGAGTGATGTTTATACATTTCATCGGAAATATTAATTTTTCCATATTTAATGCTCCAATGGCAGTTTTCTTACTTCTGCGTCCATTCCCACAATCATTCCATTACCACCTAAATCACGGTAAGCTTTATACATCTTTTCCCAATTTTCCAACGCATATGGAGGTATCACGCCTTTATCAGTGTATTTATCATGATAAAACATCAATTTATCTCTTAATAAACAAAGAGTACCAGCACTGTTAGCATCTCTTGTCTTTTTTTGGTCTTTTAATAACCAAACTACGTACCCCATTAAGATGGGTAATACTATCGTGTAAGTTGTCATTAAAAATTCTTTCATATCTATTCACCTTCTACTAACTGTTTAACCTTTTCATTAACTGCCAGCATTTTCTTCATTTCAGCAAGGGCTTCATCAACCCAAGATGCAAACGTGTTAAACGGAATGACAGAGAGCCACTTAAAACGCTGAATAGCCAGATCATAAACCTGCCTAAGCTTTAGCTGACCTGTTCCTCCCCCTAACTCTTGTTCAGCTTCAATGACGGCGTACAAGAGCCATTCTTTGATATTCTTGATTTGCTCAGCTGTTGGTTTGCCCGCCCATTTGTAGATTGCCAAGCAACCGACAACCGCAGCTGCTATGCCAACTACTACTAAATACCAATTTTCAATTAACCATTTCATCTTTCTTTTCCTCGCTTTCATGTTTTATCTTTGATACTTTGATCCATGCGTTACTGAAGCACTCAGTGCCCCAAAAGGCAAATACACATATCGTTAACTGACTGTCCAGTGTTGTCATGGATCGGTATGCCAATAAAAAAGCGCCCATGACATAAACTGTCAAGAACGCAAAACTAATAAACATAATCTTTTTGCTGAAGCGGAGCGGATCGCGCTTCTTTTTCTTTACCCATTTTAAAGGCATAAAACCTCCTTTATCCAACCATTAAGTCACAACCAAAAGCACATACTATTGTATCTGCAGTAGCCTTATATAAAATTTCATTATTATATAAAAAATAATTTCCAGCCTTAATTACTTCATGTGTAAGTTCATTTGAAAAATGTTTAAATGCTCCAGTTTTTAGATTGATACAACAAATATGACATGCAGCATTTGTTCCAACCGCACTTGTATTACTTAATGTATCATATACACATTGTCCTTTTTGTATCAAAGCTTTATAAAATAATGTCGTACTATTACTTTCAAAAATAAAAGGCAGTAAGGTTATCATGGCGCTGAAACAATGATATATATAACTGAAACTGCTACTCAACATAGTTACACATTCTGTATCATCTTTTTGCATAAAACATATTGAAGAATTCATTACGATAGTATCCGCTCCCCTTCTCCATGTTTTTGATTCGGTAGCATATTCCTCATAAAAACATGCTATATTTTTATTAGTGCTAGAAGCTGATGAACCAAAGACAACATACGTATTTGTACCACTACTAGCTATCATAACTTGTTTTGAAGCATCAACATAATTTAAATCAGTAGTTCCACTTACTGAATCAAGAATAGTAACTTCATTACTATAAGTGTTTACTCGTACACATTGAAAACCTTTTCCATTTTTATTATAACCACAAACGAAATATAATGAACTTGTTGAAGAATCATATCTCATGTTAGTAAGTGCCATGTCATAATCTCTACCATATACGAATACTTTATTATCTGAAATAACAGTCCATTCACTGTCATAATCCAATATGTTTCTAGACAAGATTGCTAAATAATTACTACCTGATGAATTATCTGTTTTACGTTGCACCATATAAACAGTACCAGTATCAGGGTCAATAGTTGCTGTTGGAGTTCCATAACCATACGTAGGATATTCAGATTGTATATCTAAATTATAATATTCTGTATCAAAGGTTACGATTCCTAGTGATTGGTGACTTCCATTTTCTACAGTGAAACCACAAATTACATATTCTTTATCACTATAGTCAAATTTAGTTGTATGTCCTAATATAGAGCAACTCGTACCATAATTATCAGAAAACACTAATTTTCTAAATGCCTTGAGACTAGTATTGTAAACATATATAGAATTACTACCAGATGCTTTGTGTTTGATATATATATCGTTTCCAATAGCAACATAACCAAAATTAGGCATGTAGGTAGCAGCATCACCACTTAAAGTATTTCTTATAGGATTGGTATTAAAGGGTTGAAATATTCCATGACCTTTGGCAAACATAGCAGTAGTTTGGATAGAATTTACCCCCCCCCCCCGAGATTTTAACATATTATTTATCATTCTGTGATTTTTCCTCCTTTATTTAAACTCAATTACCTGCCATTCTACTGGTCCGTCACACTCCAATTCAGTTGGTGAAATTAGCCTTGCTGAATGCTCCTTAACTGTTAAATCAGTAGTACCACCTGATAATGAAAATGTTTGATTTTCAGTGGCATTGATTCTTGTAGATGTCACTGTGTTTCCATTACTATAAACAGCTTTTGTCCCTTGTGTATACTCATGATCTGAACTACCACTATCATAGACGTCTTTATTTACACGTAATTCAGATTGCCCTCTTGCAGCCACATATCCTGCACTGCCTTTAGATACTGAGAGTACAATAGTCTTATCCATATCAACCTCATTAATTGCAACGGTACTAGCACCAGATGTTATTCCTCTCTGTACTAATACCCCCCCCCCCCCGACGATTTTTAATACGTTATTTATCATGATGTGATATTCCTTCCTTTCTGCAATCTTTCTTTACTGATTGGTGCATTCAAAATGTACTCTGCCACCTCTTTGCTGATTTTTCCTTTTTCATAAAAAGATAAAACATGTGCATAAGTTATCTGTTGCTCTTTATATAATCTTTTTAAGCTTTCAACAAATTTATTCATGTGACCTCCTTATACTAAAGCATTATCTATCAGCTCTTTTGTATAATTATCGATAGAATAATCAATGATGTCTCGATTTTGAGCTATCCTAAAGTTACGTAGATCCTCGATGATGTTATTTTCTTCAATCGTATTCTCGACTAACATCCAGCTTTCACCATCTGTTGCATATCGGTACCCTTCTTTATGTGGCTTTATAAATGATGTGCCATCATAATCCCAACCAACGAGCACCTCTTCATCGCAAGGCACCCATTGAATCTCTTTTGTGTAATACTTCGTATAAATCTCTTCAAGACTTTCATACATTGAAATTTGTACTACTTGGCCATAATTTATCTGTGCATATTTCGGCATTATTTTAACCTCCTATATTTCATATCTTTCTTTATCTCCAGCAGTTTTTCTTAAGTAGGAAATCAATACACAGCCTGGAGTTCCCCATCCGGATATATATTTACCTGTTGACCCAGTAAAACTGCCCATTGACTGTATGCCGCCGCCTCCGCAGGCGTATCCTGTCGGAGCATCGCCATAAGCACTGCCTACTCCACCAGTCCCGCCGTAGCCGCCGCCTCCGCCGCCATAATAAGAATAGCCATCACCGCCAGTTCCACCATAACCTCCACCGCCGCCACTATCGCCATCGGTTTGTGAACCTCCTAATCCTGTTCCTTTGATTAGTTTAGGATTATTAAATCCTGTTGTGTTGATACCATTCCCACCAGGTTTATAGCCCTTACCACCAACGCCACCATAGGATGCACTGCCACCGCTGCTATCTCCACCGCCGCCGCCAGTTCCGCCAGAACCACCTGAAGAACTGCCGCCACCGCCACCGTTCGCTGATAATAATGAGCCAAATGAAGTAGCTGCTCCTGCTCGGTTTCCTATAACTTTATATGCAGTAACTTTGTTTATGGAAGAACCCGCATTATAAGATTCAACACCTAATCCTCCTCCGATACCGATTGTGATGGTGTATTTATCGCCAGGTTTTAAATCGAATTCACCATAAGCCATGTGACCTCCACCACCGCCGCCATTATTACCTCCTGAACCACCGCCGCCAAAAAGTCTAATAGCAACCTTACCTACAATATCATCAGGCACTGTCCATTCTTGTGATATAGTTATTGTTTCCAATTCATATACAACTGCTTTACCACCTTTGCCTAACAGTCTATTATCAATCATTCTATAACCTCCAAATCTTAACCAAAATTGGTAAGTCTATTATCGGCTTATCACCATTAGCCGTTAGCATAAAATAACCATCATGGCTGCCGTCTATATCAATATCAGCATTGCTCAATGCCTCTGACTCAGCCTCCGTCATATTTATACCTGGTCTAATGTCCCAATCAGATACAGCAGCAGTATAACGATTGTCTGTTACTGTATAAGTTGCTGGAGTTGAATTAGACCAATTAGCGGCCAATAAAGTTAATGCTTCGTTGATCGGATATTGTTTTAACTTTTCGACATCTGATCTTAGCTCAGTATCATCATAATTAGACAATCCTGCTAATTTATTTTTTTCTGCTGTCGTATAATCGTTCGCTGACAATCCTTTACCACTAATCTTATCAACTTTATTGTTATCAATGCTCTCAACTCTTGTCTGTAGCTGACCGATAGCATTGTTAGCAGATGTTATATCTGCTTTTATTTGTGCATCGTTATAATTCGATAGTCCAGCTAATTTACTTTTCTCTGCGGTTGTATAATCGTTTGACGATAATCCTTTACCTGATACTTTATCTACTTTATTGGTTTGCAAACTTTTACCCTGTTCTGCTGATAAAACCTTTTCTACGCCTCCCGATGTTAGATCATTGATAATATCTGATTTTACGACTACTTCAAGGCCGGCAATATTTTCAGCTCGTTTTGCTGCTTCCTCAGCGCGATCCGCTGATGATGCTGCCGAGGTTTGAGAGGTTAACGCTGCTGTCTCACTGGCTTTTGCCTTTGTTTCGCTTGTTGAGGCATTTGTCGCGGATGTGGCAGCTGCATTCTTGCTCGCTAAGGCTGATGCTGCACTGTTCGCCGCTTCAACCGCTGATGTAGCCGCGGCGGTTTGAGATGCTTCTGCTGAAACTTTTGCTGTTGCTGCGGCTGTCTCACTGGCTTTTGCCTTTGTTTCGCTTGATAATGCCGCTGTCGCTGAATTAGCTGCTGCGGTTTTACTTGCTAACGCTGACTTTGCGCTTTCTGCAGATTCGGTTGCTGATGTTTCGGCACTTGTTGCTGATTCCTCGGCTGCATTTTTATATAAAAATGCGTTACTCTCACTCTGCGCTGAATTATGCTCACTTGTTAAAGCAGCTACCGCAGAACTGACTGCATCTTGTTTTGATGTAAGGGCTGATTCAGCGCTCCTTGCTGCTCTGGCTGCGGAAGCTGACGCACTCTCAACATAACCTGTGATCGTCGTTAATAACTGAGGGTCCATCATCTCAGTTTTAATTGATCCTGGTCTTATATTAAACGTGTAACTTTTTGAGCTATTACCGACTGTCTCTATTACCTGTATCGTATCACTGGTAATAAAGTTATACGTATCTACAAAGGCTGATAAAGACACTCTTTGTTCAGTGCCATCAACCAGAGTTAATACAAAATCTGTACCGTCCAGCTTGGCATCGATCGCCACCTTTTCAATGGCCGTGTCCCAAGTTTCGACAGTGCCATCGTACTTAGTAACAGTAAATACACCGGTCTGTCTATCAATATTGACTGTCTTAACTAAATCCTGTGCATTCGCATCATCAAATTTTAATAATAATCGATTGTCTGTTTGAGCAATCGTATAGCGATCATCAATGAGCACCTTAAGAGCAGTCAATACACCGAAAACAGTTTGCTGTGCGATACCCTCTACATTTGCACCGATCTGATCCGCTCCTGTCAATGCAACAAGAGCGTCAATAAGGCTGTTGATACTCGTTTTAATCTCATTGGTACTGTTGCTGTCAAACCATGCTTTAAGCTCGGCAGCGGTAATTCTTGGCCGGTCAGCTAAAGCAGTAACCGGCTTACTAAATGTATTTATTTTATAATCATTGAGTGACATTAGCTGCCTCCTTTATATCTTGCATTCAAGATGATGTAATTTAACGCAAGCTGTAAAAAGCCGAAACTTTCCGGCTGCTCATTTTTAAATAAAAATTGGATCATCATGAATTTTTTTGCTTTTCTGTTTGTGGCCATCAACCGAGGGCCATCATCTGTGTTAAATGTAAACCGTTCAAAATCAATGTTATTGAAATCGAAAATATCTGACTGCTGGCTTTTAACTAATTTTTCCACAGATTTCACGCGGTAATAAATATCTACCGAACTCTTTAAGTAAGGGTTCAGCATCAATATGAATTGCTTGAGTGTCTTGTAATGAATCAGCTCACCGAATGTAAATAATGGCGTAGTCCAATAAGCTTTCGTAGGCTCGTCAAGGTCAAACATGCTGTCATTAAACTTACACAGCTTACCATCATTACGTCCAAAGTAAAAGCTTTCATCATTCGCAAACCAGCACCGAGCATCACGGTTATCTAAGTAGTACCATTCATACTGATAACTTTCTGATACGGCGTTTTTTTCATAAGTCTTCTGGCGTGAATCTGCCACATATACATGACCATTCATGGCGAGATAATAAAAGCCATTATGTTCGATAGCAGCTGCATCTTCCATGTTTTGCTCCTGCGTCAATCTGGCATTAATATAATAGCTGCGATCCTGTGCAAACCGTGTGCCTGTGATCGAGTTAGTCACTACGGCATTGACACCCTGCCGAGACAAAAACAACGGATCGTCACGCAAATTAGCAAATGCGTACTTACTCACTGCCCCGACACCGACAACACCTTGCTTGACGCTAAATACTGGATTGTTGTTATTGTCCAGATACCCACTGCGTAAATACACTGTTGGGTCCTGCTCATTATCCTCCTTATGGATACTCATATATTCACCAATCTTACGGTATCCCATAATGGCAGAGGACTGTCCTATGCGAGAGTAATTGAGATCGCCGATATAAGATGGATCATCAACCGCTGAAAACCAGTCAAAATTCGCCATTTCAGAATTTCCAGTTAAGAAAACACGGTTATCCGTACCGCCGACACCATAAATACCATAAGTTGTACATTTATTGATCCTATCTGTATAACCATTCACTGTTTTGCTGAATAAGACTTCGACGTTATCACGCCCAAGTACAGGGCTTTCACCAGGTGCAGTCCTAAACTTGATTTGCCCCAGTGCTAAATCAACGGTATAATCCGTATCCACTGTTTTTACAACCCACTCACCCGACTTATCCAGCACCTTAACTTCCAGCACCTCGGTAATCTCTGACGCATCAAGCTGAAATGTTGTTTCGTCTTTTTTCGCAAGGAAACTATTTTTTCTCTTTGGCTGCAATAGATTGACGTTCTCAAAGCTTGTCCCTCCGGAAGCTGCCCCCCTAGCAATAGAGGTAGTCGGCACATAAGCAATCTCAGTAACATCTTTAACAGCATAAGTATCCTCAAACTTGCCGAATACTTTAAATGAAGCGCCATCTAATAGCCATAGCTTCTCCGACATTTGAAAACCCATTGATCTTTGATCTGCCATGTTATTGCTAAGCAATGTAGGCTCTGTAAACCCCTCATACAGCTTATTACTTGCATGGATAAGTAAATGCTCCTGACCGTCATACAAGCGATAGATACCGTTGATTCTTGCGCCAAAATCATAAACTAACTCGTACCCCTGCGTTTTAATCGGAAACCCTGCCTGATTACTGATCATGTTGACGGCATCAGGACTGCGGCCGTTAGCTACCTGTGTAGGGTTATTTGAAAAGTCAACGCCCTTGAATTGCTCGATATTGACTGTATACAGCTTAGGGCTTGCAGGTACTTTAAACTGCGCCATGACGCACAAACCTCGCTTTATTTGTTTGTTGTTTAGGCACTAGACTCTCTAAGCCAGTTTCAAACTGATTACGGTACATGGTAGCCAGTGAGTTATCATCATCTTTATACAGCTCACTTGCGATATAAAGAGGTATCAGCACAGCAGCATCTACATCAAGTAGTATCTCTGTATCATCGGTACTGTCCGGCAGTAATAATGCTGGATAGGCATAATACAAGACAGACAGCATTCCTTCCTGTGGTTCCAGTACCATTGTGTGACCGTACAAATCAAACTTGCTGAACGGTTCTTCGTTTAACCTCACACCCGCAGTATTGATATTGAATAAATCAGAGCAGAAATCAAGTAAGTTGATGTACATCTTATCTGCTGTTATGATGCGATCATCACTTAGATCAATCGTTTTCTGTCGCATTATCGTCTTACCAATCGTTGCCAACCGAATCATAGCCTCGTTGGCTGCTCCCCACATCTTATTGAGATATTCCAATGTGGTTTCATCTTCAACGATTTGATTTCCGGTAATTAAAAACATTTTCTGAAGGCTTAATAATTTAATTGTTTTCCAGTCCATGTCTGCCCTCCTTTACAAAAAGAAGGGGCTGTTAAGCCCCCTATGGTAATTGAATCACTTGAACTGTTGCGCCTGTTCCTTCAATAACGATCTTTCCTTTGTCTTCTCCGGTGTGGAATAAGTATTTACCTGATTCTACAACGACCGCTTTCTGCTTTCCAGTAACAAATGGCACTGCCAAGTCACTAGTAGCTTGGATACCATCACCAGCTTTAATGGTAGCAGCTGCACCGCCAATCAGTAACAGAATCAGCTCATCGGAGCTGCCTGTATAATCAACCACTGCACCATCTGCCGTTAAAGTTACAGCTGCACCTACTTCTTTTGGTTCATTAAATTTCAATTTTGTGTTTACTACTTCTGTCTTTGCCATTTTTTATATCCTCCTATTTATGTACCCTGATTGCATATAATTCTTTAGGCCGTACTGATTTAGCACCGAATGTATTCAAGCCCTTCAATGCATCAGAGAACGATTTTTCAGGACGATAAGCTTCTGTTTCATCAATACCTCCAGCAAAAGCAATCGCTTTTTTAGTACGAATCATAGCATAGATATCTGTGCCGTCATTGTATAATAAATTAGAGTATTTAACGATACAGTTATCATACATACCGACAATACCTTTTTTAATCAGCTCGTCATTGTTAGTTTTAAGTTCTACTAAATTATCCTTAAATAACTGATACATAAAATAAGGGATTTCAATAAATACCTCATCTTCGATCTCCACATTATTTTCACGAAGATACAACAAACCTGCATCAATCAATGCTTTTGTATCTTTTGCGGTGGTCAACTTTGTAGATGCCGACATAGCGCCTGCCTGTGTAGCAATAGATGCAGCATGACGATCACGTACTCGTGCCATTTTGCTTGTAACTTCATCTAAATATTTTTCCATTAAGCCAGTGCGTGTTTGGGCTGCATCAATATCATCAATCTTGAAGTTGAAGAACTTCGCTTGATCAATATCCATATATACTGAACTATCAGCGATTGTCTCTGGATCAGGCAGCAAACCATTATAATCACCGATTGTAACTTCACCGAGACCAATGATCTTTACCTTCTCACCTTTCTTACATTCACCTTCAAATTCAGTCCAACAATCTTTTACAATCTTACACTTGGCTTGAAGCGCCTTCTGAATATATTTGCTCCATACTGTTGGCTTAAAATTTGCATAACTCATCGTTTAGTTTCCTCCTTTTTTACCTATCTTTGGTAATGATTTCATAACCTTTTCCCAAATCTTTGGATCATCTAATTCTGCATCTGTTAAATTATCAATCTCCTCAGATGTGTAAAAGTCTTTTTCTTTTGTTCCTGCACCAATCGCACCTATATCTTTAGGTTTTGGTTTGGTGTTGGCTTGCTCTTTTGCCTTTACTGCAAAGTAAGCAGTCTGTGCATCCACTCCGCTATTTACCAAGCTCGCAAATTCAGGGCCAAGATCGTCCAGCTTTTTGACTGTTTTATCAATCTTGCGGATAGCTGTCAAGTCTCTTTCCATTGCACTTTTTACCTGGAACTCAATCAGCTGATTTTTGTATAAGTCTCTTTCAGCAGCTGCCTGTTGTGCCTGCAGGATTGATTGCTCACGCTGTAACCGTTCCGCTCGTACTTGATCCAAAGGTTTACCGGTTGCGGTAGCCTCTATCTGATCGGCAACCTCATCCGGATTACCTTGATAGCCGAATTTGCTGGCAGCTTGTGCCATGCGCTCCGCTTGCTTACGGTAGATTTCTGCTTCACGTCTTGCCTGCTCCTGCTCTCTGCGCATACGTGCAAAGGCTGCATTTTCTTCCGGTGTCTGTTGAGGTTTGGCGACTTCCTCCGTTTCCGCCTGTTCTACTACCGGTTCCGTCTGTGTCTCTTCGACTTGTGTTTCAGGTTCAGCGACCTCCTGCATTTCTACGCTTGTTTCTAATTCTTCCATGCTTCCTCCTGTGATTTTTACGCTATTCATTGCGATATAAAAAGCGCCTTAGCGCTTAATTACTGATTGTTACCGGCTGCTCATTGCTAATGATCTGCACCTTGTCATAATCCTCACACTGTGGATTGATGCACTTGACATGATGATCAACAAATAATTTACCGTTGCGGATCACGTTTTCTGCTTTAATGATCCTCATTTCACATTGGCATTTGCTGCATGACATTTTGCTCACCTCCCTGATAGCCTAATTGCTGAGCTACTTGATTGACGTACTCATTTAATTGCTGGTTCTGTGCCTGCAGCTGTTGGTTCTGCATCATCAGCTCATTTTCTTGCTGTTGTTTTCGCTTTTCTATTACAGCTAACATCTTGTTTTTAGGCACTGACGAGCTATCATCTAAAGCATTGATGTACTCCTCAAAAGATAATTGCTGATTCATGAACAGATTTTCCAGTGACTTTTCCTGCGCATATCGGCTGTATGGGTTCGCCTGTGATACATCGACACGCACATTGACCTGAAGCTCCTTTAAAGTTTCCGCATCGATCACCGCTTGCTGCTCTTGACCGTTTTCATCGGTGATGGTGACTTCCATGCCGTTTACGTTATAGGCCACCCAAAGGCTGTACCAAATGTTTGCGATATCCTCAATGCACTGTTTATAGTTGCTTATGGATTCGTTCAGCGGGATGGCTGCCTGATCTCGTACCGCAATGATCGCATTTCCTGATGCCTGCTCTGGGTTGATTTGACCTAAAGCAGCATCACCGGCACCGGCAAGGTCTTTGGTTGTTTGCAGCATCTCATCACCTAATACCTTAGCGTCATTGCTGATACCGTTAGGCTGTAGGTATGTGATCATATCTTTTACGGCTGACACACTGCCATGCACTTCTAAAGCGGTTCCTGCTTCGCCAATCATTTCCGGATTATCAATACGCTCTGAATCATAAACAACCTGCGGAAAAGCAGCTGTTTTTACAGCGCTTGAACGTCGATACAGTGTTTTATTGACCTCAATCTGATTTGGGATCAATGGCCTTACTTCGCCGTTGCCTCGGGCTGAATTATGCAGCTGCTCAACGATAAAGCTTGCCACCGGATAATAGCTTAAGCCATCAATCGGTGTATCCGGCTCATACACCACATTTTTAGTAACTCGGCAAAAATGTACGACGCCATCTTCTTTCCATAGCTTCAAGATTGACGTACACTTGCCGTTATCGTCTTTTACCTCGATTGGTTTGTTGGTCTGATGTTCCTGCTCATCACTGGTGATTTCTTCTGGATCAATCCCATTTGCTTCAGCAATCTTTTTTACATCTTCCACTCTTAATCGCTCGCTGATCAAGATATACGGCTGCTTTTGTATATCTGCCAGCTGCTCATCACCTAAATATATGTTTGTATTGTCAATGATTTGTGCCTTGTTGCCGCCATCATAAAAGTAGATATAGCTGTCACCGGCAATGTTGCCTGCTTTAACTAAGTCCCATGCGAGAGTAGCCATCTTCAGCTTTTCCCATTGCTTTTCAGCATATCTATTGAGTGTCTCGCACGACTGCTGAAAAACCTCATCAGATTCTAGTGGAGTATAGACGATCGCCATTTCATTCATTGCGATGCTTGCCGTCTTATATTTAACGACTGGTTTAATGAAGTTGTAAAAGGGCAATGTTTCACCGCCTGCTTCAACGCCTACCCACTGTCTATCCTCGTAGAAGTCATAGGCTTGTGTGGTCTTGGAATATAGAGCCATCTTGTTATGATGGTCTACACCTTTCTGATACAGCTCCCATATCTTCTGAGCTAACTCATCATTCATTTGACTTTCACCTGCCCCTCTGCTGTCCCTTTATAATTTTCTATATTTTGTGCGATTGTCTTAGCACGCCGCTGCTCTTTTGTCTCTTGTTTCAACTTAGGCGGCTTAAACAAGGGCTCTAGCGCTGTCTTGACTTCGCTCTTATTCATGGCTAATCCATCTCTTAGCCCTTTACGATATGCAAATAAAAAGGCAGCTCCTACGGCTACCGTTGTCAGTATAGTTAAGATTTCCATCATGTTTATATCGCACGGCTTTTCGTGCCTTGTCCTCCCGGTTTCTTCTTAGGTTTCTCAAAATCAAAATTAAATTTCGGTTGCTGTTGAATCCCTCTTGTCGGTGATGTATGGCTTATGCAGAAGCCTCTCAATGCATCAGGTCCATGTGTAATGTCGTGTGGCTCTGATGCAACATCGCTCACTCTTTTTTGATCATATTGCAGTTGTGGAATGCACTTGATCAAATAACTACACTTACTAAATATCTTTAAAGCTGATGTTTTGATAACAGCACCGTCCGGCTTTTTCTTGTCAACTACTTTTAACCATTCTTTCATGCTTAGCCAGCCGTCGATTCTGTTATTAGATGTCTTGCTTAACGTGATCCCGGCCGATGCAAATAAATCAGCCACACTTTTACCTGTTTCCTGCCGTCTGTTCCACATATCCGGCGGTGCAAGGTGTGCGTAAACCCGTTCTCTTGAATTTGATTTTATCATTGCAGCAGCTTCGGATACGATCACGTCACTTTGTGCCACCTCTCGGATCACGTATGCATTGCCTTCCGTATCCATTGCGATCCAGTAACCGGCAAACATGTCTAACCCATAGTCCATTGTAAAATAGATCTTCCAGTGTGACGGTATTTCAAACGGTTCAATCACATGAATTTCTCTATTAAACTCCTTGAAATATTGTCCGTCGTAAACGTCCCAGTTACCATCGAGCATAGCTTTTCGTCTATCTTCTGGTAGATTCATTAAGGTCTGAACATAACCAGGATCTGTTTTCATTAAAAAGTCATTGTCAAAAACTTTTGCGGCAATAAAAATATAATCATCCGGATTTTCATTTTTATTGTAATCTCTATCAATAAATAACCGCTTAACCCACGCATGACCTACACCGCCGGGATTACAAGTAAAGTACATGCGAGGTGTAAATTTAACCTTGCATTGCCCGCTTGGACGCAAAGATTCGGTAAGTGCTTGATACTGAAACTCAGTAAATAAAGTAGCCTCTTCCAAACAAATAACGTCATAAGCCTGCCCTTGATACTGCAAAACGTCTTTTTCAGCCTCGCAATAGCCTAATTTGATACGTGAGCCATTTGTAAAGAGAAGTTCTTTTTTTGCATCTCTGTAATACCCTACTGTTGGCTTATTAGCAAACATCTTCTGAAGGATATTGATATGATTTTCTTGCAACTCCGCCAACGTGCGTCGTAGCAGTAAGATCTGTATGCCCGGATACTTCAGCGCAAGCAATACATCTTTTGTACGCATCGCCCAGCTCTTACCGCCTCCACGTGCGCCACCATAGCAAACATAGCGAGCAGTGGCTTTAAAAAACTCGACTTGTTTAGGATAAGGTTTATCAATCTTAATTACTTCGCCCATTCTTCAATTTCACCATTCAATTCAACAGTGATAGACGTATTTTCAGTAGCTTCACCTTTTGCTAATGCACGTTTATCATAAAGCGTACTAATTGCCGATGTGATGTCACCAATTTTCTGTATTTGTAGTGCAGATACTTTAGTCAGTAATGCTTGTTTCTTCTTATCACTGATTTCAGCATTCGGTGCGTTCATCCATTCTTGCAGCAGCTCCGCCAATCCTTCCTCTGCTTCTAAAGCAGTAGTAAGCCTTCTGTCTAACAAATCTAAACTTTTATTCATTAGTGCGCCTGCTTTTTCTGCAAAGTCCATCTTTGCAGATAATCTAATCAGTGCAACCTCTGTTTCCGGAGTATCGTTTTTGATCCAACCGGCAATCGTTGACGTAGGTACACCCAGCTCTCTCGCAACCTGTGAGTATGATCCGCAGATACCGTACATTGCGATCGCTCTTTCCTTTATTTCATCTCCATATTTTTTACCTCTTCCTGCCATTAGTATCACCTCGTTCCATGTATATTAAAAGGACAGCCGTTGAGCTGCCCAAGAAAGGAGAACCATATTATTGAAATTAACAAGTGGGTGTTAGCGGATAGTAGGCTGTTGGGGTAGATCCTTATCCGCTAATTCCACATTACCATAATATCACGGTTTTAGCCGTACTGAGTATCATCTTGCAAAATATGCTTGATTATTTTGTCAATCGTTCTTTTAGTTTGAGCAATCGACAAATATACATAATCAAGACTATCAATACGTTTTCTGTTTATATATACATCAACAAGAATCTTCCTTTCGCCTTCTTCAACTTTACTTAAATAATTGTCAATTTTAGTGATTTCGTTCAAGTGCTTGTTGCGCTCTATAACAAGAGCTTCTTCCTCGTGCCAGTATTCGTTCTTTTTATCCTGATAAGGATCACGACCGTTTTCAATAACTGTAGGTTTTACCGTTGGAGATGAAACGCCTTCAATTTTTACGTTGAGTTCTTCAATCTTCCACTGCAGTTCTTCAATCATTTTTTGATGATATTTATAACTCCTTAAATCTCTTTTAAATTGCTCGATTTTATCCTTTTCGGTCAACATTAGATCAGTCCCCACTCTCTTAATATCCTGTATATATACACCTGCATGTCATAATAACTCGCACATGGTTTAGCTCTCAGTTTTTCATCAGACTTAGCTCCTACTGCATAACAGCCACCTGCACGATAAACACGTATCTTTTTATTGCCTACATTGGCATGGATCACCAAACGCTGCAGCTTATCACTGTACTTAGGTTTAAATCTGATCTGCGGGAAATCAACACCAAGCTTTACTAAAGCATCAGCAATTAAAGCTTCATCGGTTTTCGCCATTAATCGACCTCCTCATAAGTCTGCTCAAATATCTTTGCCTTACATGGATAAATTTCACCTTGTATGCCCCTAATGATATAATCACCTGTTTTAGCTATCATAGTTCCTTCAAGCGTTTCAATCACACACAATGCAGGCGCTGAATATTTTTTTCCGAAATTGTAGGTTTTTATTTTATTTTCAGATACAGCATCCCAAAACCAATCTTCTTCTACAAGTCCTCTTTCGTTTAGCTGAAATGCTTCAATCACAACTGGCTTCTTTCTGTATTTCATTTATTTTACCTCCAATAATAGTTGATTGTTTTGGTACAACTCGTAAACCGTATCACCGGACTTTGTCACAAAGTAAGGCAGCATCACTTGATCAATCGTTACCATCTCAGTCTCTAAGATTGCTAATTGAGCATCTAACCAGTCTTTTAATATTCGCCACGCAACGCGTTCAGCTTGTGCATAATCACATTTGCATTTTTGTGCTTGCAACACTAGCAGAACCTTATCAGGTGCAGCCGGCAAACGCACACCCTGAATACCATTAGCAGTCTGTAAGGTAAAACATATGCATGTGATCTTACCATCGGAGTAATCTAACATTATCTGTTTAGCTCCATGCTGTGCCAGCATCTGCTGTATCTCACCTACGGTCTTAGATGCATCAACCTTAGTCGTATAGTTTTTAATTGGCATATTTTCAGCTCCTTTTATTGTTTAGCTCTCTCAAAATCTTCCGCAGATACATAACTACTTACTAAATGCTCTGGCAGCCATCGGCTCTGTGGTTTTTGAGCTCCCCAATCAAAATAAACGATCAAGTAATGAGGCTCTTTGTTTATAACTTCAACCATTTCGACTTTGTATCCGTTGACATAATCGCCTTGCTTAATTCTTTGCATTAGCTAACCGCCTCGCTTTCTCTCGTTCATATCTGATTCTGCCATACATTTTCATATACCATTTCTCACACTCTCGGCAGTAACTGTTATACTTCTTTGTTGTATTCATGTATCTAAACTGTGTGATGTCCTTGTATTCGCCACACATACTGCATTTACGTTTCATTCACCTGCACTCACTTTCCGACCTTGTTCAAAAATATTTTTCTAAATATACTCTCAAGCATTGGTACAGGCATACTGTTACCTGCCTGCTTGTAAAGGGTTCTGTTCATTTTTCCTTCAGCACATGGATTGGCAATACACGCTGCATCAAAATCAGAATCTGTAAATCCTTGAAGTCGCCAGCACTCACGCTCTGTTAGATAGCGATATTTATCTTTGCCTAAGTCTATGACTTGAGCTGGTGTGCGATCCTGTCTGCATGTGATAGTCATAGCATACTCTTCAATAACAGTTGTACGTTTAATACCTTTGTTACCAATGCAGTTAAGCACGCTGGATTGTGTTACCGTGTAATGCTCAGGCACATCTGTTTCCAAAAATTCATTAAGTGGTTTCATTGGCGTTCTTATCAGGCTACTAAAGTCAAATCCTTCATCAGCAAGTGATGAGATTGTAATAACCCTCCGTCTTGCTTGCGGCAAGCCAAATTCACGAGCATCTAAAACTGCATAGCTGTTCGTGTAGCCAAGTTCACGCATTTCATACAAATATCTTTCATGATTGGCTACCATGTGTTTAGACCTCACGTTCGTTACATTTTCCCATAACACGTTTTTTGGCATCCATTCACCCATCTGTTTAATAATGTTGATTGTTTCCCACATCAGGCTGCTTCTGGTACCGTTTCCTTCGTCAGCTCCCTTCCCCCTGTTTATTCTTCCATCCTGCGCTAGTGCCTTCCCCTGGTGCCCGGCAATGCTCATATCTTGACATGGTGAACCGTGTATTAAGATAGTGGGTTTGAGGTTGTATCCTACTACCGTTTGCGTTTTGTATGGCAAATCTGCTACAAACATATGATTGTAGCTATCTACCGCCTTTTGATCGTTCTCAACATAATCGATAGCCTTTATGGGTATTTTGCTGTTTCGGAACGCACATCTTGGCGAACCGACACCTCCAAATAATTCTAAAGTTTGGTACATATTTGTTTTCCGAATCTATATGATTCCTTACAATTAAAATTGCCTTTTATAGTGATATATTTAGCAATATAATCATCGGCTTCTGCATACATCTTTACTGGTATTTCTCCAAGCTTTAAATAACTTATTTCCAATTCATCTAAATCATCATTTGTCTCTAAAAAATATTGTGCAACGAATTTTTTTACAGCTGTAAAGTGTTCTCCAAATCTCACAAATTCAATTTGCTTACTATTTGCATCATAAACATACATGGTATACATTCTAAGCATATTTTTAAGTCGCGCATCTGCATATTCTACCGTCTGCTTATACTGATCGTATAAAGATTTTGCAAAATTCTTTATATCCTCAATCTCAACGCAAAGAGTATCAGCATCAGGATATTGTTTGCTCATGTATTTTTCTAGTTCGCCCATCACTACATTATCTGGCATGTTGCGATAAATTTTGTAAACTTCATCCAATGGGTAAACATCGCACTTGGCTTGTATCTGTTCATTTATACCTTCAAATTCATCCTCAGTATATTCTACATATTCATTACACTCTTCATCAAAAAATCTTTTTTTAACATATTTATGTGGTATCTCTAATTCACAGATTTCTTCATAACATTTTTCGATGTATAACCTAAGGATAAATGGCCAATGGATTGTAAATGGTATGTGCTTTACATCTTCTCGGTTGCTATGACTTTCCATAAGCTTCCTCCTTGCTTATCCGTTCAAATTCAATAACCCACACCCACGGATTGGATTCCCATCCATAGCAATCGAGATCTTTCCGATTAACTGTGCTATTCCATAGATCGGAAAAAGCAAGCGTATGGGCATAGCGAATATTTTCACTTTCCTCATAGGGTAGCTGATTTTCATAATGCTTAACTATGCCAGAACGTACACCCTCATTAATGATTTCATCATTACTTATGTTTTGAAGCCGTTCAATACGCACGTCAGTTACTTTTAGGAATAATCTGGCTGCTTTTTTTGGCATATGGATTGATGGGCGCCAACACGCTCTATACCAATCATCCAGCAAAACACTATCAGCCCTATATATGTATTCATCTTCATATAAAGCCCATGCCTCTCGTACATATAAGATGTCCCCGATTTTATAATCAGGCTTCAATGGATGCGTAATTTCGTTCCAGCAGCTAGCTATTTTTTGATATAAACAGTACGCATCATTTACATATTTATCAGCAACGCATTGAGATAAATTGTTATTAATAAATTCTTCTCTACGTTGCCATTTGGCAATTCGCCTTGTGGTTGTCTTTCTTCTTTCAAGTATCGCTTTCACCATTTCTGTGTTAAACAATATCGGCTTCATATGTTTCACCTTCCTATCTTTTTTCTTTTACCAACATCAACTAATTCTGCATCAAGTCCAAACAACGCCGCCTGCACCGGCTTTTCTAGCTCTAGGCGCCCGCCAGTCTTATTAATGCATTCTTGACACATCAGATGCCCATTGATGCCCTTGCACTGTTTCCAGGCTCCGCAGCAATCACATTTATCAACAAACCAATCAGCCACTTTTACACCTCCAGTTTTGATGTCATTTACGAACTTTTAACGAACTTTTACGAAGTTCAGCATTTTTTCACGAAAACGGCCGTTTTTTTGCAAAATTGCCAAAAATCAGCCAAATTTCATGCAATATAACCTTAATATTATGTTGCATCATGATTTCAGCGCTTTAAGCCTTAAACAATGGCGTTTCCACACGTTTTTTTAAGTCCAATAGTTTTTGATTTTTTTGTATCCTTTTTAGCCTTATATTTCGTTGTTTTGCGCTTCGAAATACAAGAACTCCTGAATGCCTTCTGCGACCTCCAGAAGTTCCATTTCTAATGCCTCCACCGGCAGCTTGCCGTTGTGTGTTCGTAGGTACTCAAACAGTTGCCATCTATCTTGCATAGTGCATCTCCTTGAAAATTTGCGTAGTCTTTTGATATTCCAAATCAATCTTGCCACGCTTACCGGATCGGTTTTTATCAACGATCAACTGTATGTCTGATGTCGTTTTATCAAGATCATCATTAGGATTATGCAGCAGCATAACCACATGAGCTGATTGTTCAAGCTCACCGGAATCTTTTAAAAAGTTTACAGTAGGTGCATCCGTGCCTGCTCGATTAATGTGAGCGAGCAAGAAAACTGTCACGTTTAAATCCTTTGTCATTTTCTGAATCTCTCGTACCGCCTCACCGATTCGCTCAGTATCACTTTGCCTTTTGCCGGTAGTTACATATCCGATATGATCGATAAAGATGATACAATGCCCTTCACGCTGCTCTCTGGTTAAGATTGCTCTGACTGCTTTTAAAGACTTAGAACCGTTATAAATCTTGATTTTCTTATTGTAGATTAGTGTTAAAGCAGTATTCATCTTGTTTATCTCATTCACTTCTAGCTTTGTAAAACGATTGATTGGAATCGCAGAATTAATAGCAGCTAAGCGCTCATAGATTTCCTTTTCTGTCATTTCCATATTCAGATAGATGCACTTATATCTATCTGATAGATCATTGATCATATTAAGTGCAAATCCTGTTTTACCTACCGAAGGACGAGCTGCGATTACATTCAATGTATTTTCCAACAGTCCAACACGATTCAGGCAGTCCAAATCCCTAAACCTAATCTTTGCTCGATCTGTCGTTATCAAGTCATAAATCTCTTGAGGTTTAGGTTTATGATAATCATTAACATTTACAAATTCCGAGCTAACGGATCTAATATTATCAACAACCTCGCTATAAGATGCCTTTCCCTCAAGCAATGCATCAGCTATTTTAATGATCTGATTTTTTTTATAGGCTTCCTCTTGCTTTTCCATCAAGAAATGAAAATTGCTGCTGGATATGTATTCATCAGACAATGCCATACAGTAATCTACAAATTGCCCTGCATCTTTTACCTCAGCACACATTAAACCGATCGAGATAGCTCCATTCTCGGTATAATAATTTTTAAATATTTCATAAGCACGCCGATTTACCGGATTGACAAAATGTTTTGAATCCAAAGAGCATTCATCTATTGTTTTTGGATCAGTTAACATAATACTTAATAACGCTCTTTCGATCTGATCATCATAGGTTTGGGTATGCATTTTTGCCAGTCACCTCCCTGTGCGGCTTATCCTGTTCTTTCATCAGCCAATTTACAACAAAGCGTAAGATCCCTTTTTTTGTTTTCCTACGCTTGGGATTAGCAGATAACCATGCCTGCATTTTTCTCAATTCTGTAACTATATCTACTGCCGGAAATAGTTCGTACCATTCTTCTATTTGTTTCTGGTAGACAGGATACATACTGCTGTCATTCAATATCAATTCAACAACTGCTGGTGCTGATTCATCAGTGCCAGTATTACTTTCTTTTTCTTTACTTTTCTTTATACCGTTGCTGTTACCATTTACCTCGTTTTTGTTGACAATAACTAGATTATTGTTATCAATAACTGCATTGTTGCGTACACTTAAAAAAGCATCCGGCAAAATGCAAAATTTTGATAATATATTAGGCTGTCTTCTGCGAGCGGTGATCTCAACGTACCGGCGCTGAATGCCAACAGAGGTGATAACACCCTGTGCAAGGAGATCCTTATCGAAAAGGTCTAATTCCGCACAGAAGTGTATCACTTGCAGCACAACCTCTTTGTTCCTTATCCACTTTGATCCTATGTCTCGGACAAAGAACGTACTTAATTGATTAAGATCAGTTTGTAAATAATAACCCTCTTGGTACACTCGGCGGATTACCCAATCATAAACAGTGTAACCAAGAGGACCATATTCATTTAACAAATCAATGATCTTAAAATCAGAATAAATATCAACATCACTCGGAAAATAGCTGCAGCCCTCTTTATAAGGTCTTGCCATATCTTCCTCCATGTTTATAAAACGTCAACCACAACGCTCTCGCTAGGCGTATCTAAGCCATTGTTCACCATCCATTGCCTTGCCATAGATGCAGCAGCATAACACTCACGTCCTCGCTTTTCCATTTCTAGGATAAAGTGTTTAACCTCTGCGGCATTTTTAGGCACATAATAACCGGCACCGGAAGCTGTCGAACAGATTACCATACCTTCCATCCTCAAATCTCGAATAAAATTTCTGACAGCTCTTTCACCTAATCGTGCTTTCCGACATAGTTCAGATTTCGTGATTGCATTTTCTGATCCGATCGCTTGTTCTAGCAATCTTCGGATATACTCTTTCACCCGATAACAACGACCTTGCCTGCTTCAATCAAATCAGTTAAACCATCTCGTAGATAGCCGGCAACTCTCTTCTGAGCTTCTATTTTCCACTTACCGCCATCAGCTTCATACAGTGCAATACGATTACCTTGCTTAACTCTCAATAGATAGATGGTCTCAGGTTGCTCAACCTCAGCATACGTTCTATAAGCAGCCAATCTGACAAAAGGATTTACTTCAACAGCATTTTTTGATTTGACGGCAGCTCCTTTTTCTACAACCACCGTTTGGCTGATACCGTTGTCTGCAACTTCAAGCTTTTCCGACTCTACAAACGAACTGACTAATTCCAGTAATCTTTGCTTGTTGGGCGTATCTACAAAACAAGTCTGCAGCTGAATGATAAACTCCTCTAAATCCATATAAAAATCAAAATTAATTTGTGGTGTTGTAGGGGAAACGGACAACACATAATTACGTTTTTTATATTTATCTAATGAACTATATACCTCAATATTCCTATGTGTTGCTGATACAATTAGCGGATACTCAAAATCTCCATCACGACAAGTAACACGCAGAAAATCAATTGCAGCATCCAACGTGTTTAATTCTTTGTTGCCGCAAGCATCCGGCATTAGACGTTTACCGTCAATATAAGTTTCTCCTTCAATTTCAATCACTTCTGTTTTTTCTGCATCAAGTGCTAATCCTGTAATATACTGAGCTAATTCCTTTAACATGTTTCTTTCCTCCTAGTCCTTTTGGACTTCCTCTTTTTTAATTAATTTATCTGCACCTAATCCAATCAGGCACATTTCAGGCTCAAAGATTTCTCCATCAAGATTTAGTTGTCCTCTTGCCTGTCTAGTTGTTTCTACCAACACATCGATCATCATGCCAGTTTCAGGATCAGCTTTTTGATCCTGCCGTAAGATGAGTTGCTTCGGTCTCATAGGTGCCAGCTTAGGTAAAACTTCATATGATGTGATTACCGTTCCATCATCAACTGGTAAAAATGTTAGTTTGATGGTTAACCCTCTCTTGGTTTTTTCATTAGCATTAATATCATTCAAATTCGCCATAATTTTTGCCAATTCATAATTGGCTTGTTCTTTCATTTTTCCGTTATCAATATCTAAAATTGATTGTGCTATTTGCTTCATTTGTTCTCCCTTCATCTAGAAAATTTCATATTTTCCAGCTTCTTTCTTTTTTCTGCATCCGTCGATACATTGTATATGCGTGTTGTATCTAAGGATTCGTGACCGAGTATATCGGCAAGCTCAAGGATATTGTTATTGTTTTGTGCTAAGAATTCTTTAGCAAAGAAATGTCTGAACGAGTGTGCATGAACCTTTTTCTTGTTCACCCGAGCAGCACCGGCAATCTTCTTCAACCTCCTCCATATGGTGCTTTTAGCCATCATGCAGCCCTCTTTTTTACCGGCAAATACAAACCCATGTCGTATACCACTTATGCGGCAATATCTGCGCAGATCCCTTGCTAAGTCCTGTCTGAGTATGACCGTTCTGGATTTTCCTTTGTTTGTCACAGCTATGTAGTTCGTTTGAATATTTTCAACTGTAATAAATTTAAGTTCTTCAATTCTAATGCCTGTCATTGCCAGCACCTTCATCAAGTGGTACATATCCATCTCACCACGCTTTTTTGCATGCCTTAGCAGTCGCTTATAATCTTCCAGCGTGATAATATCCTCTCTGCTTCCCCGGCGTTGTGTCTTGAGCAGCTTAACCTTTAGATCAGTAGCACCAAGCCATGTTAGATACTTATTAAGCACTACTAAATAACTATTGATGCTTGATAGCTTGTATCCCTGTGATATCAAGGACTGCTTATAGTCAATCGCTGTTTCTTTGTCAAAATTAACCTGCTTAACAAAGCCATAAAATCTCATCAGATCCCGCCGGTACTTTTTCAAGGTCAGCTCGCTCTTTTCAGCCATCTTCAGTTCAGCCAGAAATTCTTCAAGGTGGCCTGCATATTCTGCTTTTCTCATTTAGCACGCTGAGAACAGTCCACCCCATTTTTGATAGACTTTAGATGTATCATCAAAATCCGGATAAATGCTTTGCAAATATTCCTGTGCTCTATCCAACATCGCTTGGCGTTGAGTGCTTTGATCCATCTTTGCATGGCAGCTTATGCACCCACATACAAGGTTTTGAGGGATACCTAAGCCGCCACGGCTCCGTGGGACTATATGGCAAATCTGTACGCCATAAGTTGAGCCGCAAAAGATACAGCAATCACAATCTCTCTCTTTGACTTCTTTTCTGACTTTCGGCGTGATATTACAACGTCTTGTTCTTTCACTCATAAGATTTTCTCCTTTCATTTATTTCCAGCATGATTTCTATAATGCTTTCGGCATCATCAGATTCACTCCACAGCTCTCTGACGGTTGCTACTGTATTTCTGTCTAACTCATTAACGTAGTAACGCATGAGCTGAAACATGGCCTGCAAGCCCTGTTCTTGACTGTCATAGGAGCAATATTCTGCCCCACAGGTTATCCCTGCCGGGTTGTTATGTAGCTGCCACAATTCGCTGCTGCCATAGCCAGTTTCCCAAATCCAAGTTGCAAGAGCGAAGCCAGAATCAATGCCATAATTTGTAGCTACCTCGTAGAAATCGAGAGAGAAGTTAAATTTCTCGACGTAGCTTACAAATTTATCCGATGGTGTATGATTCTCGTCTATACGAGTTTCTACTCCAGTAATCGGTGTTCAGTAATCTTCTTCAACTGCTGGTGTGATTATCTCACCTAGTACCTGAAGTTCTGCTTTTTCCCTCTGCAGCTGTGCTATCTTTTCGGTTTGTTCATCAGCTAAGCGATTGCAATAATAAATTTGCACTGTGACTGCTGCCGAATAAATCACAAGTCCTAAGATGATCCAGTTCTTCCAAATCGGTTTCCTTATGTATTTAATCATTAGTTCCTCCTTGCCTTTTTAGGTATTGATGCTACAATTTTCTTGAGGTGATTTAATCACTGTTTATTTAGGAAAATAAAGCAATAAGCGTTAAAAACATTAGAGCAATGTTTACTAGTGCTGATAATAATAGACACCTTTTTAGAATAACGTTTTCTTTAGATAATAATTCTGTAACAATACTAACAGCGCTCATTTTGTTTAATCGTTCTAATTCTCTCTGAAATTTCTCGCTTCCCATGAGTTCACCTTGCCTTTTCTTTTCCTTCGCAGCGTTAATACCTTCTGTAATAATTCCAATCTTCAAGATTTTTTCTTGTTTAATTCCTCAATGATTTTCCTTTGTCCTACCACCATTTCAATCATTTTCATCGCTTTGATAAGGTAATGGAATTTTGTGAATCTTTTAAACCTTTTACAATCGAATGGCAGTAGTTCAAACAAATATGGTTTATCAGGAAATCTTTCATCCCAATAACCACAATGATAAGGTGCTAGATTGAAATTGTTCCACATGTCTATCAACGTTGTTGTAGACAACATTTCCAGTTCAAAGCGTATATTAACTTTATTCATCTCATTACCTTGCCTTTTCATTTCCTTATGCTACAATTTTCTTGAGGTGGTCATATGATTTACTTATTTAATCATTACCGAGTGCTTAAATATGTTCTCTTTATTCATAATAAATTGCACTTTTATCCAACATCTTCAGTTTCAATACCGTTATCAGAAATCAACATAATTTTCTTATCCGACCGCAATTTAATTAAACATTTAGCCATATTAACTAAAATGGGTTATCTTGAAGAAACAATGATTAATCAAGACCAGATGTTTATTGGCACTGATGAAGGCTGGAAATATTACCATGAATTAAAATTAAAATTGACCAATATCATTTTTCAGTGTTTATGGGCAATCATTCTTATCCTAATTGGATATGTAATAGGATCAGGCAGCCTGTAATGATTAGTAGCAGTAAATTCATAAGCAAACTTATATTTAAGATTGCCTTTAAAATTTCTGATCTATCTTCAATTTGCTTGTAGAGTAAATTGAATAATTCTTTATCTTCCATATCGAATCACCAGCGCAACCATCATGATTGACATAAGGATATTCAAGATAATTAAGTAACGATTAATTTTTAAAGCAATTAGTAATTCATTTACAAATCGCCAATACATTTCTTCAGGATTCATATTTCCTCCTTTCCTTTTGTGTGCTATAATTTAGTTGATAATTTTGGTGAATTATCAATGTGAGATACTGTGCTTTGGTCGGCGGCAGTATCTCTTTTTTTTAGTTCTCTTGCCAAATCAAGGATAAACATTAGAAATGGTTCAATATCTCTTGATTCAGTGCCGATTTTATAAATGGGTTTCCTTTGATTTTTCATGTCTCCTCCTTTCTTATTCCATAAAATACTCAATAGGAACGCCAAAATAATCAGCTAAAATTTTCAGTTTATCGAGTTTTGGTTTACTCCGACCAGTTTTCCAGTCACTGAATGTTGACTGTGTTATGCCAGTATCTTTTGCTACCTGATATGCAGTTTTACCGCTATCATTTAGCAAAGTTTTAAACTTATTATACAAATTTTCACCTCCAATCTTGTAATACTAGGGAAAAGTGATATACTTAAATTATCAGAAGTAAATATATTGACTAAAAATAGCGCTTTTACTATCGCTAGTGTTTTCCCTAGCACACACATAGTATACACCACGCTATATTAGTAGTCAACACTTTTAGTAGTATTTTCACTATTATTCTGGAAAGGTGGATATTATGTATTCTCGTTATGAAGAATTAGTTAAAGAAAAAGGTTTATCCTCATATCGTGTCGCTAAAGATTGCAATCTATTTCAATCTGTTTTAAGTGATTGGAAATTGGGGAAAAGCGTACCAAAATTAGATAAATTAAAAAAAATTGCTGATTATTTAGATGTTGATTTAGACTATTTAACTGGAATATCTAACATAAGAAAAGTAGATCAAGGAAACGTTAAAGACGTTGAGACAAAAAAAGCCACAAAAGTACCAGTGCTGGGTTCTGTGCCGGCAGGAATACCTTTAGAGGCTATCGAAGATATTTTAGATTATGAAGAAATAGATGAAAAAACAGCAAAAAAAGGTGAATACTTTGGACTAAAAATCAAGGGAAATTCTATGTATCCTTTCATTATGGAAGATGATGTTGTGATAGTGAGAAAACAAGATACTATCGAATCTGGGCAAGTAGGCATAGTTATGGTAAACGGAGATGAAGCCACATGCAAAAAAGTAGTTATTAAAGACGGTGGAATTATGTTAGTGGGACATAATCCTGAATTTACTCCGCTTTATTATTCTGCTAAGGAAGTTGAGACAAAGCCTGTGCGAATCATAGGTAAAGTAATAGAAATTAGACGTGCTATATAAATAAAAAAAGAGAAGCATTAGCGCTTCTCGATTAAAGTATAGCCCGGCAGTCTACTTTGCACATATCTTTTAAACTCATTGTTAATTGTTTTATCAGTATACAAAACAACTTTATGAGCTTCAAGGTATATAATTACTTGATTCTTGCAAGATTTAACATACTCTACTTCTAGTTCCATAATATCCTCCCGTATATGGCGGCTATTATGTAATTATGTTGGGTGTTGTGATCACACTCATATTATATGGTAAATTTTGTAATTATTAAACTGGTATTTATTGCCAACAGGAGGTAACCAAATGAAAACTGCTTTAGGATATGCTCGTTTCAGTTCTGATAGGCAACGTGAAGAATCGATAGAAGCACAAGAAATAGCTATTCGTGATTTTTGCAAAAGTAACAAATTTAATCTGCTAGAATTTTATGCTGATAGAGGATTATCCGGAACTAATGATAATCGTGAACAGTTTCAGAATATGCTTGATGAAGCAGATAAAGGCAAAGTTGATTTTGTTATAGTGCATAAGCTTGATCGATTTGCTCGCAATCGCTATGATAGCGCAGTAGTTAGAAAACGTTTAGCGGATCATGGAGTAAAATTATTATCAGTGTTAGAAAACGTTAATGACGATTCTCCTGAAGATGTTATATTAATGTCTGTATTAGAAGGCATGGCTGAATATTATTCAAAAAATTTATCAAGAGAAGTAAAAAAAGGAATGTATAGAAACGTTGAAAAAGGCATATATAATGGAGGCTTTCTTCCATATGGCTATAAAGTAAACAGCGAAACGCACATGATTGAGATTGATGATTATGAAGCTTCTATTGTTAAAGAAATCTATAATTTATATTTAGATAACAATGGTTATGTAACAATCGCAGATAGGCTAAACAAAAGAGGTCTTAAAACAAAACGCGGTAATGACTGGACAGCAGATACAATAGGGAAGCTGCTAAAAAAACGAAAAATATAAAGGTACTTATTTTCACGGCAAAAGTAAAGTAATAAAAAACGGAAGAAAACAGAAAGTCATCAAAAATACAGAGTGGAAACAAGAAGAAACTTACCCGATCATAATTAAAGCTGATATTTGGGAAACAGCAAGGAGAAAAAGAACAATGAATAAACCAAAAGGCGGTAAGAAGCATAATTATTTACTTGTTGGATATGTTAAATGTAAAAAATGTGGAGCAAATTATATAGGATCATCATCAGCGCCATATGAAAATTATGTATACCGATTTTACACATGTTCAAGGCATAATCGCAAAAAGTGTGATGCTAAAATTATAAATGCAGATATGCTCGAAGCCACAGTAATAGATTTCATAAAAGAAACTTTTTTCAATGAAGCTTCTTTAAATGAATACATAAACAAAGGACTAGAGTTACTTAATGATAAATCAGATAATGAAGAAAGAATAAGTACCTTAAAAAAAGAGATACAAGCATGTGATAAAAAGTTAGACAATATACTTGATATTTACTTAGATGAAGGAATGTCAAAAGAAAAATATATGGCAAGAAAAAACAAAATAGAGGATAAAATGAAATATTTACAATCTGAGCTTGAATATCTGACAACTGCGGATGAAGTTCTCACTAAAAAAGATGTAAAAAAAGCTATCAACTATTTATTAAAAAACATTGATGACAGCTATGAATACAAAAAAATGATGGTTGATACTTTCCTTGATTATATAATTATAGATGACGAAACCTTTGAAATATCCTTAATTTATAACCTTTTTAGAAAGTCATGCAATTTTATTTGCAATGATGATAGCACTAGCCCATATTCTTCGAAAAAGGCTTTCACAGCTTCACCCCCTCTCCAAATAGATTAA